CGGTTCGTATATTAAAGAACAGATTTAGTGGAGAGACTGGACCATGTTGTTGGTTACAATGGCATAAGGATAGTGGTCGCTTGACTGAAATATCTAACCCAAAATCTAAAGACAACGATGACTTCAGGGAGGTGAATGATGGATTCAAAGTTTGACACAGTAGTTCTAGACATAGAAACAGATAGTCTCAATGCTACTAAGATACATTGTATATGTGTCCAGGACTATGCTACTGGAGAACAGAAAGACTTTATACAAGAGCAAGGATGTCAAGAGTTCAAAGAGTTTCACAACCATGAACGTAAATACATTATGCATAATGGTATAAGCTTTGACGGCCCAGTATTAGAAAGACTTCTAGGTATCACAATACCTTTAGAAAATATTATTGATACACTTCTTATATCACAGATGATCAATGCACACATAGATGGTGGTCATAGTTTAAAATCTTGGGGTAAGAAACTAACACGAGGTGGTAAGCTAGAGTTCAAAGACTTTGAAGAATACTCAGAAGAGATGCTCAAGTATTGTCAACAAGATGTACACGTCACTCGTAAACTAATGCAACATCTAGCGCCAAAGATAACACGGTTCAGTGTTGGTAGTGTACGTATGGAACATCGCATCAGAAGAATCATAGACCAACAAGAGAAGAATGGATTCTATTTAAATGTAAACAAGGCACATGATTTATTAGAAGAGTTGAAGACAAAGTCAGAAGATTTAAAGAAAGATTTACAAACTATATTCCCAACAATATATACACCACGATTTCATAAGACGACTGGTAAACCATTAAAGGATCATGTCGATGAGTTTAACCCCAGCTCTCGTAAACAAGTAGCCGAGAGATTACAAAAGAAATATAAGTGGGTGCCTAAAAAAACTACACCAACAGGACTACCAGTAATTGATGAGAAAGTTTTGAAGGAGCTAGAATATCCAGAGGCTAAGATGATAGCTGAGTATTTGTTATATGAGAAACGTGTATCACAAATTAAATCTTGGTTAAAGAATGTTAAAGATGATAGCCGAGTGCATGGTAAAGTTATTACACTTGGTTGTGTTACATCTCGCATGAGTCACTATGGTCCTAACATGGCACAAGTACCGGCAAGTTACTCCCCTTATGGTAAAGAGTGTCGTTCACTATGGACTATAGAGAACCCAGACAAGTATTGTTTGGTTGGCTCTGATGCTAGTGGTTTAGAGTTACGATGCTTTGCACACTATCTACAGAATCCTAAGTTTACTGAACAAGTTGTTGACGGAGACATACATACCTATAACCAAAACATTATAGGATTAAAAGACAGACCGACGGCAAAGACTTGGGTGTATGCCTTTATCTATGGAGCGGGAGATGCCAAGCTTGGTCAGATAGTCGGCGGCAATACAGAGGCTGGACTCGCTAGTCGTAAACGATTTATAAATAAAGTTAAAGGTATGAAGACACTGACAAATAATTTAATTAATTTATTACAACGACGAAAGCGCAAGTATGGAGAGTACCAATTGGTTGCGCTTGATAAAAGAATTCTACTTGCACGATCTATCCACTCCAGTTTGAATACACTTATTCAAGGAGCGGGTGCAATCATATGTAAGCAATGGCTGCTTAATATAATTGATGAGGTCGACAAGCAGAAGGTGGATGCCAAGCCAGTGGCTAACGTCCACGATGAGGTACAGTTTGAAGTCCGTAAGGAACAAGCTGTAGATTTTGGTAACATAACAAAGGAGGCAATGAAACGTGTAGAAAAACAATTTAACTTACGATGTCCACTAGATAGTGAGTATTCAATCGGCACGACTTGGAAAGAAACTCACTAACTGTTGACACCATTGATAGTATGGTATACTGTCGAGGTGTTTCTTTATTGAGACACTAACTTTTAATAACTTTTATAAACTTTTAAACAAGGAGATAAACATGCCAGTAATTTCAGGCACTGCTTACTGGGCGAAAGTCCACCAACCACACTTTGATCAGTACAATGAGCAAGGTATATTTTCCATTGATGTAACAGTGGATGCAAAGACTAAGAAACAACTACAAGACTTGGGTCTTGGTCCTCGTATTAAAAACAAAGGTGACGAGAGAAATGATTTCGTTACTATTAAAAGAAAGTACACTCGTAAAGATGGTACAAAGAACTCTGCACCTCGTGTAGTTGATTCTAAAAAAACACCTATTAGTTCTGATGTTTTAATCGGCAATGGTTCACAAGTTAATGTGGCCTTTGATACATACGATTATAATGTTGGTGGTAACCAAGGTGTTGGCTCATCTTTAAAAGCTGTACAAGTAACTAAACTAGTCGAGTACAGTCCTTCTGAAAATTTAGATGAGTTCGCTGAGGAGTCTGGATATCAGGCTTCGACAAACGGCAAAGCTAAAGATGATGGACTGAACGATGACGTTCCGTTCTAATTGTGACTAAGAGAATCGATACATTAGTTAAGGACATTTATGCTTTGTTTGACGAGGGCAATAAAAATATACCCACACAAGACGACTTAAATGAATTCACAAAAACTATACAAGATTCTCTTCTTACTTTCTTAACAGAAAAACAATCTGGTAGCCGAGGTGTTCGTATGTCGAGCCTCGGCAAACCAGATCGTCAACTGTGGTATGAGTTGTACAAACCAGAGCTTAGAGAACACATGCCATCCTATGCACGAATTAAATTTTTATATGGTCATATGTTAGAGGCTTTACTTTTACTGCTAACTAAAACAGCTGGCCATACCGTAACTGATGAACAGAAAACTTTAGAACTTGATGGAGTTAAAGGACACCAAGATGCAATCATTGATGGTTGGGTTGTTGATGTTAAGTCAGCATCACAGTTTGGTTTTAGAAAGTTTAGAGAGAATGATCTTACTCCAGAGACAGATGCCTTTGGATATCTTCATCAGATTGCTGCTTACTCAGAGGCTAACAATAATCCAAAGGTTGCTTTTCTAGCCATCGATAAACAGAGTGGAGCACTGGCTTTATGTACACCAAACAAAGTCGATGTGCCTAATGCTAAACAAAGAATTAAACATTTGAGACAAGCGCTCAAAGATAAGAACAATCCTCCGCCCCGATGTTATGATGAAGAACCAGACGGAACATCTGGTAATATGAAACTAAGTGTGGGCTGTTCGTACTGCGCTTATAAGAACGACTGTTGGTCTGATGCTAACGATGGACAAGGCCTACGTAAGTTTATTTATAGCAAAGGACCACGTTGGTTAACCAAAGTGGTTAATGAACCAAATGTTTCTGAAGATATTCCATGAGTGTGCTGCGAAAAGAAAAAGGATTTTATAGATCTATCTTTGAAGCTACTGTTTGTGGTAAGCTTGATGAAGATAAAGTTGACTTTGAGTATGAGACATTAGTCATACCATATATTGTTCCAGAGATTAGGAAAACATATACTCCAGATATTATATTATCAAATGGTATTATAATAGAACTCAAAGGTCAGTTAACAAAAGAAGATAGAGCTAAACATCTGTATATAAAACAACAGAGACCAGACTTAGATATTAGATTTGTATTACAGAATTCTAGAAATAAACTTTACAAAACTAGTAAAACAACTTATGGTGATTGGCTTAGTAACAATAATTTTATATGGGCAGATAGATTTGTACCAGTGGAATGGATAGATGAAAGACCAAAAGAAATCAACACAACCGACATATTCGTTAAACCCAAACCAAACCCGGATTGCTATCGACCCTACACTCGATACGATCACCGAGGCAAATAAAGAGGGAGAGAATGAAAGAGCACTGTTCAGAGCCGTTATCTACCAAGCCTTACTTGATGCCAGTAATGAAAACGAAAATGTTTCTAAGGAGTCTGTGCAAGTTAGGGAGGAAGCTGTACGATGGTTCAGTAAAAGTGTTGGTGTCACTGCTTCTTGGTTTGTTGATGTTTGTGATCTTGCTGGCCTTAATTATCAGCAAGTTCGTTCTTTTGCTGGGAAACTTATTAATGACCCCAATAACACAGAGTTCCAAAGAAAGAGATTAAATGTTTTACTAAACATGACCCACAAGGAGGAGACAAAATGACAGATGACTTAGTAAACAATCCACCCCACTATAAATATAATGACAAAGGTATTGAGTGTATCGAGGCCATCGAGGCTGCACTTACACCTGAAGAATACCGTGGCTATTTACGTGGCCAGGTTATGAAATACACGTGGAGGTGTAATTACAAAGGCAAGAGATTAGAAGACTTGCAAAAAGCTCGATGGTATTTAAATAGATATATTGAATTACTAGAAAAAGAATGATAGTATCTGATGTTCCGGTACTTGAAATAATCTGTTCACTGAGCGCATGTGTATCAGTTTATTTGTATGGTAACGGATCACTGAAAGCACCACTGTTTGGTATTTGTTCACAAGTTTTTTGGTGGGCATGGACAATACAAGAAGGTCTATACTTTATGATGGTGTTGAATGTGGTAATGACATTAACACATATTAGAAACATAATTAAAATGAAAGGGAGACGATGACGACTTTACCAACTGTTTATCAACAATTTATTCACAAGTCTAGATATGCTAGATGGCTACCCACTGAGAAGAGAAGAGAAGAATGGCACGAAACTGTGTCTCGTTACTTTGATTTCTTTGAAAAACAAATTGAAAAGAATTGTAAGTACAAGATAGATAAGAAGACAAGAGAGTATCTTGAGAATAAAGTTTTGAACTTAGATGTAATGCCATCAATGAGAGCATTAATGACAGCTGGACCAGCCTTGGAAAAAGAAAACATTGCCGGGTATAATTGTTCTTATATACCAGTAGATCATCCTAAAGCTTTTGATGAAATACTTTACGTACTTATGTGCGGGACGGGAGTTGGTTTCAGTGTTGAAAAGAAATATACAGAACATCTGCCTAATGTGGCTGATGATTTCCACGATACAGAATCTGTGGTCGTGGTCAGGGATTCTAAACTTGGTTGGGCAAAAGCATTTCGGGAAGTCATTACATTATTGTATGCCGGGCAAATCCCCAGGTGGGATATTTCTGACGTGCGACCTGCAGGGGCACGACTTCACACTTTCGGTGGAAGAGCTTCGGGTCCTGCACCACTCGTGGATCTCTTCAACTTTGCAAAAGAAACCTTTATTAAAGCCAAGGGCAGAAAGCTTACCCCATTAGAGTGTCACGATCTTGTCTGTAAAGTTGGTGAGATTGTTGTGGTTGGTGGTGTAAGACGATCGGCTATGATTAGTTTATCTGATCTTAATGACAGAGATATGAGAGATGCTAAGTCTGGAGAATGGTATAGAGTTGAAGCGCAGAGAGCACTATCAAATAACTCAGCTGTGTATGAAACAAAACCAGATAACATTGGCACGTTTATGGAAGAGTGGTTAGCTTTATACAAATCAGGTAGTGGTGAACGTGGTATCTTTAATAGACAAGCATCGAAGACAGTTGCCAGTAGAAACAAAAGACGTGATGCAGACTTTGAGTTTGGAACTAACCCGTGTTCGGAAATAATTTTACGACCTTTCCAATTCTGTAACTTATCTGAAGTTGTTGTTCGTGAAGGTGATACAGAAGAAGATTTACTTGATAAGGTTGAGGCTGCAACTATACTTGGTACTATGCAGTCTACCCTTACCAATTTTAAATATCTTCGTAGACAGTGGAAAGATACAACAGAAAAAGAAAGACTGCTTGGTGTATCTTTGACGGGTATTATGGATCATAAAATATTATCAGGAAATATACACAACACTGCTGTGTTAATACAACTATTAAAAAGTATGAAACAAAAAGCTATAGATGTAAATAAGATGTGGGCCAAACGATTTGGTATTAATCAAGCCACAGCTATAACGTGTGTCAAACCATCTGGTACTGTGTCGCAGTTAGTTAATGCTGCATCAGGTATACATGCTCGACATAACGATCATTACATTCGTAGAGTTAGAGGTGATAAGAAAGATCCACTGACTCAGTTTTTACAAACACAAAATATTCCAACAGAAGATTGTGTTATGAAACCAGACTCAACAGCTGTGTTCTCTTTCGTTGAGAAAGCACCAAGTGATTGTATAACTCGTAATCAACGGTCAGCTATCGAACAACTAGATCATTGGTTGATGTATGCACAGTATTGGTGTGAGCATAAACCAAGTATAACTATATCGGTTAACGAAGATGAGTGGTTGGGTGTAGCTGACTGGTGTTGGCGAAACTTCGATGATCTTAGTGGTGTGTCTTTTCTACCTAACTTTGGTCATGTATATCAACAAGCACCTTACGAAGATATTGACAACGAGACCTATAATAAGTTAAAAAAGAATCAGCCAGATGAAATAAACTGGAGTGATTTAGCACTACATGAACAAG